AGGGACTTGTTCAGTACAATGTTGTAAGAGATATGGTTAATCGCTATACATCAGCAGTTAAGCTGTTTGATGATACGATGGAAGCAACTCAAAAGATTAACGATATTGCAAAGTTTTCAGACGATAGGTATAATTACATGCCTATTCGCTTTGGCACGATTGATGATAGAGGGCAGGCAGTAAACATCACAAGACAGCAGTATAAGAAGCAACTACAAAAGTATTATTGGCGCATCATCTTTAATAAATTAAACATGGAAAAGCACGCAACTATTGGTTTGCGTGAGCAAATAAATAAGTTCATCGAAACCCAAGTAAATGTACCTTTCACGATGCACAATGTTTATCAAGTTTTGAATATGGTAATTCAGACAACAGGACAAAGAATGGACAAAGCTCTGTTAGAAGCTTTTGATATGATTTGCTCTTTCTCTGCTGAAAATTCAACAGCAGGTGAAAAGTGGAAAACCAACGCTAACTACATGATAAATAGAAAGTTTATCGTGCCTTATATGACAAGATACGAACCACTTTTTGGAGACTCTGTTGTTATCAATTTCTCATACTATTCTACAAATAGAGAGAGAATTGAGGATGTTGTGAGAGCTTTGTGTTATATCACAGCGACAAACTATGATGAAATACCAGAGCTAAACAAGTACATTTACACTAATAGAGTTGGTTATGGAGTTTGGTTTGATTGGGCGTTTTTCCGTGTGAAAGCTTTCAAAAAAGGTACAATGCATTTTGAATTTAAAGATGAAGATGTTTGGATGAGATTTAACCAAGCTGTTGCAAAACATCGAGGTTGGGTGCTTCCAAAGAAAAGTAAAAAAAAGAGATAATCCTAAATACTTTTGATTGTTTTCAAAAATAATTATATCTTTGTTTTATATAAATCACAAATGTTATGAGCAATATAAAAGAAACACCAGATTTTTACAAACAAATTGCGGAAAAATTTCATAAAGATATTACTATTAAAAGGATTTTGGATTTAAAGGCATCTATTTTAAAAAATAGTACTCCTACGCTTATAGTAGATAAAGAAACGAAAGAAGTTGTAAGAGTATATGATGATGAAACGACTAAATGGTTAAATCGAATAGACAGCGAACTGAAAGAATATATATCTGTTTATTATCCGTCCTTAAAAATTCCTTTGTAGTTATATTTAAATATTAACGATTACAGTTTTATGGTGGCATGTCGCATAACGCACTTGCCACCTTTTTATTTGTACAAATATACTCATAAAATATTTTTTCATTTTTATTTGATAATCAAATAAGTTTTATTAAATTTGTAATCGAAAGCGTGTGAAGTTGCACGCAACAGAACTATTCGTATATTCGTTGCTCATTGATGGTTCTACGAACTTTGGTCTGCTTGCGTTCATTCGCACTGCAGGCCATTTTTTATTTATAAATAAATTCACAATGAAGAAACATTTTAGAAAGGTGTTGGAAGCACTGAAAACAAGTAAGGACGTTAAGGCTCTTGGGTTCAGTCGCAGAGAGTTAAAGGGTGTCGCTGCTAAAATTGCCGACAAACTTGATTCCGAAATTAAAGAAGATGCAAATGATGAGGAGATTAAGGAAGCTGTAGACGATGCAATTGATTCCGCCTTACCGTTCCTCCAATTCTCACAAACAGTGTCAGACAGCCGAGTCCAAGCGTACAAAAATGCTCATTCTTTAGATGAGGAAGAAGATGATGATGACGACGATGACGATGACGAACCAGTAAGTCGTAAGAATCGTAAGAGTCAGACTTCTAAGAAAAACAGGAAGAATGAAGGTGATGATGATGATTCACCACTTGCTAAGCTTTTGAAGTCTATGTCAGAAAAACTCGATGGTATGCAGTCTGAAATTACTGCGCTAAAGAGTGGTAAGACGGCTGATAGTAGAAGAGCTAAGATTGAAAGTCTATTGAAGAATACAGGCAAGTTTGGTGAAAGAACTCTCAAAGCCTTTAATCGTATGTCGTTCAAAAACGATGAGGAGTTCGAGGATTACGTTGAAGAGATTGAAGCAGATCTTGAGGCGGAAAACCAAGAAAGAGCTAATCGTGGTCTTGAGAAGTTGGGTGCTCCAGCTGTTAGCGGAGGCGCTCTTGAAACACGCTCTAAGAAGAATGACGATGAAATGATGTCTGACGATGAAGTGAAAGAGCTGGCTAAGCTTTAATCGTCAAAAGTTAAATTCTTAAAATTAAAGTACAAATGGGTGCAAAAGCTAATTTGGTAAGCGAGTCTACAAAGATGGTCTTTGGTTTAGACTCAGTTGTTATCCGTCAGTTCGTTGGTGGAATTACAGGCGGTGCTACTCTTGACACAACCGATTTTAAAGGTGATGTTATTCAGGCAGGACATCTTGTTATTCGTACACTTGACGAAGATGGAAATTACACCTATAAGCCTATGCCTGTAGATGGTTCAGCGTATAAAGCTCTTCCAACTAAGCATGAGTATGTAGGTGTCGTAGTTTGCTCTAAGCCAGCAAACGAGCCTTTAGTGGGAATTATGGATTGTGGTCGTGTAAACGATAAAGCGATGCCTTATCCCCTTACAAGTGAAATGAGAACTGCGATTAAAGCAGCTCTCCCTAATTTGATTTTTGAACACGATTAAAAAAGGAGGTAAGAAATGAAAGAATCACTTTTTATTCAGTTTATTTCTGCAATTTGGCCGAAATTAAATCTTTATGTAAAGGAGAAAGAAGCTCCCGTTAAGCGTTCTTACCTCCACAAGGAAATGTTGTTGCCAGTGTACAGTTCTGACCAGAAATGGGAAGGTACTTCTGCAAAGACTACTTATGTAGCTGCTGATATGGTTGCAATGGACTCTCCGCTACCAATTAAAAAGCGTGGAACTCTTGCAACTTCTAATGGTAAGTTGCCTAAGGTTGGTATGAAAAAAGTTCTTCGTGAGACAGAAATTAATGCTATCAACATTATGAAAGCTCACTATGAGACTGCGACTACAGATGAAGCTAAGAAAGCTGAAAAACAACGTATCCTTACAAAGCTCCTTAATGATGGTGATGCTTGTTCTATCGGTATTGACGAGAAGAATGAGGCTAACTTCTTAACTGCTCTTTCTGAGGGCGTATTGCTTGTTGAGGACGAAGATAATGCAGGTACAGGTTTGCGTGTAAACTTTGGCTACTTAGATAGCAATACTTTTGGTACTATTGTTAAGGGTCACGTTAGTTATGAGGATATCGAGAATATCCGTAGTAAAGCTGATGCCGACGGCAATACGATTACCACTCTTATGATTGCAAAATCTAAGTTGAACGATATTCGTAAAGAACGTTGGGCTCGTGAACTTGTTGCAGATGCAGACGATAAGGTATATACAGATGAAACTACCTTAAAAGTGCCTTCTGTTAGTAAGTTTACTCAAGCTTTCCAAGATGAATTTGACATTGAGGTAAAAGTTGTAGACCGCTCTGTTATCTTTGAAAAGAATGGTCAGCAAAAGAGCAAGAAACCATGGAATGCAGATAGAATGGTATTCTTATGCTCTGATACTGTCGGTTCTCTTGTATGGGGTACTCTTGCTGAAGCAACAAACCCTGTAGAGGGTGTTAAATACGCTACAGTAGACCAATATAAGCTTATCTCTAAATATTCTACTACAGACCCACTAAGAGAGACTACAAATGGTCAATCATTGGTTCTTCCTGTAATTGAGGACGTGGATCAAATCTATGTACTTGATTGCTCAGAAGAGAAGTCTACAGAAGTAGATAAGGAAAAAGAAAAGCTTGATACCGCAGATACATTTACCACTATCAATGGTAAGAAATACAAGAAAGCGGATGTTATCGCTCAATTGAAAGTTTTAGGAGTTAAGGTGGCTAAGAACGCAACAGATGAAAACGTTATCTCTGCTGTTAACTCTTTGAGTGATGAACAAGAGACTTCTCTATTATCTAACTTAACTGCACAGGGTTAATATGAAGACAATTTTGCAGGCGCTCCGTGATGAAATTCACTATCCGCTACCTATAGGTTTTATCGAAAATAAGCTTATAGAACGTCAGTTGGATGGTAATTCTGAGTATTCCTATGACATAGCTAAAACAAGACAATGGAAAGGTGCGCTTGCAGATTGTCTTTATTCTCTTTTGCAAGCCGTTAACTACTCGGAGTCAGATAAGAGTGTAGGTACTCTTTCTGATAAGGACAAAGATCGGTTATTGACCCGAGTTAATTCACTTTACAACTCTATTGGTGAAGATATTGTGACTATCGATAAGCCAACAGTGACTTTCGGAGGATGATATGGCTGTAATAGATTTTGCAACTCATACACTAAGTTATTTGACGACCACAAAAGGGCAAGAAGACCCCGAAACTGGAGACTTTATAAAGGGTCAAGAGTATTGGGTTAATAACGCTTATAAATGCGATATTGTTCCTGCTGGAAAGGCTAACCAGATCACAATTCCAGACGGCAGTGTACACCCTTATTCGTACACTGTTTACAATTTACCACAGAATTGTCGTGAGTTTGTCTTTGGAGATAAAATTCGCATTCATTTCTTTGGTAAGGGCTGTGGTCAAATTTTCACAGTGAAAGGTTTTCATAGATACCAGCATCAATGTAAGATTTGGATTTAATATGGGAATAAAAATGACAACTCCTACAAGTGCTATAGATAAACTTCTTTACAAGGCATTTGAGATTTTAAAAAACGAGATCATGATGGCTCTTTCTAAGTTAGGTGAGGAGTGCGTTGTGAAAATCAGAGATAGGTCTAAGGAGGAAAGCTGGATTGACCACACAGGAAATCTTCGCTCGTCAGTTGGGTATGCAATTTACGACTATGGTGTAAAACAAATAGAGTCTGCTTTTGAGGTCGTTTTAAACGGCACAAATGGCGTCTCTGAGGGGCAAAAGATGATAAGCCAATTAGGCAGAGAATATTCACAAGTCTTCGCTTTGGTAGTTGTTGCAGGTATGAATTATGCAAGTCATGTAGAATCTCTCGAAAGCAAGGACGTTTTAGCATCTGCTGAGCTTTGGGCGAAAGAGACTGTAAACACTCGTCTTGAAAAGGCAAAAAATAAAGCTATTAAAGAAATTAACGAATTGGTAGTATGAAAACAGATATAGACATAAAGGACGATATTTGGCGAGTAATCAAAAAATCTCCACTTTTCAAAGAAGTTACAGGGGAGTTGAAGAAAACCTCTGTACGTCCAAAAGAATCATGCAAGGAAGATATTGTTATCTCTGTGCTTGCGAATAATATAAGACAAAAACAATTGGCTTATGTAAATGTCAATATCTATGTTGCTGACAATTACGTTGATGGTCAAAACGAGGAAAATTCAGAACGCTTAAGAAGACTCTGTAAGATGGCGTTTTCTGTTTTTGAGAATGTTCGTGGTGTTGACTTTAGACTTTCTCTCACAGACCCCAATTTCGATTGTGGGCAAAGAGTAATAGAGTCTGAGGGGACATCTGAACACGTTATAAATAATAAAATTTTATATCAAACTATAAACGAGTAAAATTATGGGAAAACCAATTGGATGGGGTAAGTGTAGTATCATTGTTAAAGACCTTGATACACCGTCTGCAAAATGGACTAAAATTGCAACCCCAAAAGAAAACACTACAAAACTCAATCCTACTAAGGGAGATAAAAAAGAAGCTCCTATTGAGGGTGGTGAGAATGAGGCTGTAAAGTACTCTGCGAACAAGTATGTTCTTGAATATGTATTGCGTCGTGTTGCAGGTCGTAAAAAACCTTACAGAGACACTAATGGCATTATTCAGAATCGCTATGCAGTGTTCGTTCAGCCAGAAGACATCACAGTACCAGGTCCTCGTATTGATGAGACTGTAGTATCTCTCTCTGACGAGTTCAGTACAGAAGAGGGTGGTCTTTTGACTTATAACCATGATGCGTTAAAGCCTGAAACAGGTAATATCGTAAAATGGTGTACAACTACAAAGGATTTGTCTACTCTTAAGGAGGGTGCAGTTCTTGCAGATTCTGATGTTCCTTTTGTAGATGTAGACGTATAAAATCTCTTTTATAGGAGAAAGGTGATAATAAGGTAACTGACAAAGTGGAAAGACACTTGACAGCTGGAGAGACAGCATTTATCGCAGGTTGGAGAAATGGTATCTCGTTGCCCTCATGAGGCAAAGTCGATGGTTCGAGTCCGTCACCTGCAACTAAAACGTTAAAACATGGATAAAGAAAAGCAATTAGAATTAGATATTGCCGACACCATCATAGATAGACCTAAAGGTTTCAGTGTTGGGCGTCGGCATTTTTACTTATATCCCGTCACTCTCGGTAAGATGTACTTAGAGAAAAGAATAATAAGTAACCTCAGCATAAACATAGAATTATTACAAGCAAATCCTTATATAGAGTCATTAAGGCTTGTAGAAACTAAAAAAGAGCAGTGTTGCCTATTAATCGCATACCACACTTTACAGACAAAGCAAGAGGTACTAAATAACGAGATAGTAAATAATAGGAAAAAACTCATTCTAAATGAAATGAGCAATGAGGATATAGCTACTCTTATTCTCACATGTTTGACACACGATAAAACAGCTACTTACATTCAGCACTATGGAATAGATAAAGAATTAGAGAGAATGTCAGAAGTAGTAAAAGCAAAAGACAACAAAAACTCTTTCAGCTTTGGAGGAAAGTCAATATATGGAACACTTATAGATACTGTGTGTGAAAGATATAAATGGACTTTCGACTATGTCCTTTGGGAGATAAGCTACACTAACTTACAAATGTTAGTAAAAGATAAAGTTACTTCTGTATATCTCACAGACGAAGAAATGAAGAGTGTACACATTAATAACGTCTCTGAAATGGTAGACGGAAACAGCAAAGAATCTGTGATGAACGCAATACAAGGAATGAATTGGAAATAATAATATTGTTTACAAAATAGACTATATAAAAAAGATATGGCGGGTTTAAAATTCGATATAACGGGAGATAATGGTAATATGTTATCTGCTCTCGAGGGAGTTCAAAATGGGGTCAAGCAGACTCAGAAAGTGGTCGAGCAAAGTGGTAGCGGTATTGAGGAAATGTTCGGGAAAATGCAATCTGCGGCTACTGCTGTTGTCGGTGCGTTCTCGGCTCAACAATTTGCGTCAAAAGTGTTATCTGTTCGTGGGGAGTTTCAGCAGTTAGAAGTTGCCTTTAGTACGATGTTAGGTAGCGCAAGTGATGCTAATGCTTTAATGGATCAATTAGTTAAAACAGCAGCAACAACCCCTTTTGATTTGCAAGGTGTGGCGAATGGCGCAAAACAGCTTCTTGCTTATGGAATTGAAGCGGATAAGGTAAATGAAACAATTGTTCGACTTGGAGATATTGCAGCTGGTTTGTCTATTCCTCTTGGTGATTTAGTGTACTTGTATGGTACTACTATGGTTCAGGGTAGAATGTTTACTCAAGACTTACGTCAGTTTCAAGGTCGTGGTGTTCCTATTGCAGAAGAGTTAGCAAAACAATTTGGAGTTGCTAAAGAAAAGGTAGGAGAGTTAGTTACTGCTGGTAAGGTTGGTTCAGAAGAGTTTACAAAAGCTATCGTAGCTATGACCTCTGAGGGTGGTAAGTTTGCTGGTCTTATGGAAAAACAATCTCACACCATCTCAGGTCAGATTAGTAATATCGAAGATGCAATAGATACGATGTTTAATGATATTGGTAAGAAAAGCGAGGGCTTTATCAATGGAGGACTTGAAGGTGTTTCTTATCTTGTTGAGCATTGGGAAGCTATTGGAAAGGTAGTTCTCGAAGTCGCAATAGCTTATGGAACATATAAGGCTGCTTTGCTTGCTGTTTATGCAGCACATAAGGCGCAAGCTATATTTCAGACCGTTAGTGCATTCTTCTCTCTTGCAAAAAGTATTCATACTGCAAAAGACGCTATGATCCTGTTTAATATGACAAGTAAGGCAAATCCCATAGGGCTTATAGTTAGTGTCATAGCTTCTGCCACTGCGGCTTTTTATCTCTTTGGGAAAAGTGTATCGTCTACTGCAAAAGCTCAAGAGGGTTTAAATAAAATCAAGGAAGAAGCAAGTGCTAAATTGGCAGATGAGAAAAATAAGATTGAATTATTGTTATCTGTTGCAAAGGATGAAACACGTTCTATTGAGGATAGAAGAAAAGCTGTGCAAAAGCTAAATGAGATTATCCCAAATTACAACGCTCAACTTGATGCAACTACGAAAAAATACATAGAGAACAAAAGTGCTCTTGACGGATATTTGGAATCTCTTGTTCATAAGTATGAGATAGAGGGTGCTAAAGAGCTAATAGGTAAATTAGGTAAGCAAATCGCAGAAATAACAGTTCAAAGAGCAAAGTTGTCTAAAGATGTTTCAGATGCGGAAGCTTTTGCAAGTAAGGTTGTTGGGAATGGAGGGTTTAGGACAGCCCCTACACAGGCTGAAACATCTTTTGTTACAGCAAATGTATCTCGAGCAAAGGGTGCTTTGGCTAAAGCAGAAGAGCAATTAAATAATCTAAAAGAACAGCAAAAGATTATCACAGACACTTATCGAAAAGACCTTGAAAATGACGCTTTAGGGAATACCTCATCAAATAACGCAAAGAAGTCAGAGCAATCTATTAAAGAACAGAAGAAAGCCTTACAAGCTGAGTTAGATGCTCTCTCTTATGAAGAAGCAGTTGGCAAGAAAGGTATAGAACTGCGAAAACGAATCAGAGAGTTAGAGAAGAAAGAGAAAGTCTATTCTTCTTCCTATGGAACAAAAAAGGAAAAAGGGAAAGACTCAAAAACGAAACTTGCGGATGAGAAAACCGACAGACTAAAAGCTATAAAGGAATACGAAGAAAGTGTTTTGGAACGTCAGAAAGAAGCTGAATTAAATATTAGACAACAGAACATCGAATTAAAAGAAGATGGGTATGAGAAAGAAAAGGAGCAAATAAATCTCAACTATGACAGACTAATAGCGGAGAACGAGAAGCGTCGCAATGATATGATTAAAGATTTGAGAGAAAAGAAAGTAAATGAATGGCTCAATAAAAATCCCGAAGCGACAAAGACAGAAACGGAAAATTATAGAAACTCTCTCAAGTTAAATGAGAGTAGTCTTACATCTAAACAGCAAGAACAGCTTCAAGAATACGACAAGTTTGCAAGAGAACAAAAAATAAAAGCAGAAGTAGACTTGCGAAAGAAATTACTTGACGAGTTCCAAAACTTCGAGGTAAGACGGACAAAAACAAATGAGGAATATGATAGAAAGCGTAAAGACTTAGAATCATTACCAGCTGGAACGGAAGAAAGAGAAAGTGCTATTCTTGAACTTGAAAGAAAGCGCAAGGAAGCTATCAAGTCTATAAATGATGAGGAGGTTTCAAAAATGAGACAAACCTCAAGCTTATTTATTGAGTTGTTTGAAGACGCAGGCGAAAAGAGTAGTAGAGAAATTGACAATATTATCGAGAGGACAGAAGCTCTTTTGAGCTACTTGAAAAAGACCTCATCGGAGGATATAACGCCTAATTTTGGTTTTACAGCTGAACAGCTAAAGTCGCTTAAAGATAGCCCTGAAAAGATACAAGAAATTACAAAGCAGTTCGACGGCTTAAAGAATGTAGCTTTAACAAATAATCCTTTTAAGCAATTAGCTCACGATATTAAAGCTTTATTCTCAAAAGAAGATAAAAGCAAAGGTTTAGAAGAGAAGCTAAAGAAAATTGGAAAATCCGCATCCGCTTCAGCTGAATTAGTCGGAGGCATGACAAGTAAACTAAGTGAGATGTTTGCAGCGGCTGGCAGTGAAGACTTAGCGAATATGATGCAAGGTGTTACTGATGTAATGAATAGCGCAAGTAATATCGCACAAGGCTTTGCTCAAGGTGGTATTTTTGGAGGTATTCAAGCTGTGGCAGGCGAAGCAATAGGTTGGGCTACAAGAGCGTTTCAGGCTGGCAAGGAACATGCGGAAGCATTGAAAAAGATACGCCAAGAAACAATCGCACAACAACGTAGTTATAACTTAGCTTTACATGAGCAAAACCTAAAGAATGAAAAGGCTAATACGATTTTTGGTAATTTAGATTACAAGAAAGCGGTTAACGCTATTTCTGTAATGAAGAATGCGTATTCAGATCTCTCAAAGGAAATTGAGGGAACTGTCTCACAGCAGAATCGTTTTAAGTTTAGGATTAATCGAACAGGTATTTTAAAGTTCTCAATAGATGAGGCTAATGATGCAAAAAGCAAGCTAAAACAAGCTTATGCAGGTTTGGCTGATATAGATATAAAAACTGGTCATCGTAAAGGTAGTATATTTAGAAAGGGTAAAGACTTGTATGGAAGTCTTTTGGAAGCTTACCCCGAGTTAATAGACGCTTCTGGAAAGTTTAATAAAACGCTTGCTGAAAGTATTATCAATACACGTCAATTTAGTGGGGACGGAAAGGAAAGACTACAGTACTTGATAGATTTGTACAATAAAGCGGAGGAAGCGTCAAAACAAGTGAAAGACTATCTTACAAGTATCTTTGGAGATTTAGGCAACTCAATGTCTGACGCACTGGTAGATGCTTTTAAAAATGGAACAGACGCAGGTAAAGCTTTCGGTGAGAGCATAAGTAAGATGCTCGAAAATATCGGAAAGAATATGATCTTCCAAACTTTGTTTAGCGATATTATTGAGAACGCAAACGAAAAGATGCTTAGCGTAATGAAAAATGAGTCGACTTCTGATGAGGATAAGTTTAATAGTTATGTTAAAATTCTCGACACTATGACTTCTCAAGTTTTAGGTCAGCAAGGAGTTTTTAACGAGCTTATGCGTAAATATCAAAGTATGGCGTCTGATAAGGGATTAGAGCTATTTAAAAAGAATTCTTCTGATGAGCAAAAGGCTACCGCCAATGGAGTTACTTCAATTACTTACGAGCAAGCTAATAATATTGTAGCTCTCACAACGGCAGGCAATATCTCGAGAGACCAAATAAAGGGATTAGCAATGACTGTTATGACTAATATTGCTTCACTTTATGAATTTTCGTCTTCTACGAACTCTGCGGTATTGGAAATACGCAACCTTATGATTTATAATAATAGCTATTTAGAGGACATTCTAAAGTGCTCTAAGACGATTTATAATGACTTCTCACAAAAGATTGACGATGTAAATAGAAACTTAAAAGAAATGAAGTAGTATGTTAAAGGGACAATTAAAAATCAATCAAAAAGATGCGTATTTAACATGGGGTATTAGTATGGACGATACTTCGTTATCTGCGCTTATGACACCTCCGTCTGTAAAGGCTTATATAGATAATAACGACAGAACAGAACATGGAAAGAGTGTGATTATAGATGACATTCGTGTAGATTCTCGAGATATTACACTACAACTCAATTTGACAGCGAGAAGCGAAGAGGAATTTTTCTCTCGCTACTCTTCGTTCTGTGATGAGTTAGCAAAAGGTGTGCTTGACATAGAAACAGCCTATCAAAGGGGTGTAGTCTATCATTGCATTTATCAGTCATGCTCTCAGTTTAGTCAGTTCATGAGAGGAATAGGTAAGTTCACATTAAAGATAACAGAATTTAATCCAAAAAACAGGAAGTAATTATTTGTTAATCAAATAAGTTTAACTATATTTGTAGTATGGTAATTTACGACATAAATAGCAATAAGATACTCGATGCAAACTTGTCTGAAAATGCAGTACATGAGGAAGAGTTAGGTAAAACTAATCTTGTGAGGTTATCATGGCAGAGTAACGTAAAAGTCGCTCTGCCTGCTGGTTCGTATATTATACCATTTGATGATGGTTTAAAATATCGCCTACTTGCCCCCTTTACTCCTACCGAAGACGATAGGGGCTTTAAGTATGCACCTGAGTTTCATCACCCTTTGATGTGGCTTTCTTGCGTTCCTTTTCTTTACGATACCACAGATGCGGACAAGAACCCAATAAAGCAACAAGAATGGTCTTACGATGGTCTTACAACTAATGCTCTTGAGTATGTCTGTAAGGCTATAAATGAAGCTTTAGGGATAACGAATAAAGCAGAACAATTTACATTCACTCTTTGTGGTGATGTCGATGCGTCTGTTTCTTTCTCTGTTTCAGCAAATGATATTCTCTCTGTTCTTTCGTCTATTTCGCAGGCTTGCAAAAGTAATTCTTGCGAGTGGCATATATCGTGGGAACATAGAGCATTATATTTTGGGCAAATAAGCATAAATCTCGGAGAGCCTATACCTACTCTAAGAGTTCACCAAAACGTCCAACAAGCGACTTTAAATGGCTCTAAAGATGGTTATTTTAATTGCTTCTATCCACAAGGGTCTACAAAGAATATGTCGAGAAAGGCTCTTGTGGGTTCTGGCAATGTAGCTACACTTCTTCGATTAGGTTTAGATAAGTCTGTTTATTCAGATGGTTGCATTTATGTTAGCCCTAATGGGGAGATTATTACTCGTGAGGAATTTAACAGCTCTAATGCGATTAAACAGACTCTTGCATTGTCTTTTGATGACGTTTACCCACATGTAGATTTGTATGCTTATAATATTCGTAAGCGCACAAGATTTTTAATGAACGCCCAAACAGGACAAGTGGAGTTAGATAGTCATGGGAATAAAAGGACTTATTCTGTATGGTATATGCGCCTTGCCTTTCCGTCTACAACTCGATTAGAAGGTAAGGAAATTCTTAATGTAACAGAGGAAAATGGAGTTACATATTACTGGTATCATTATCATATTGACAAGACAAAGCAAGTCCTTCAAGGTTATACTTTAAAAGGATTTTTTAAAGTCAATACTCATAGTAAGAATAACTTATACGATGCGCTTTCTCAGTCTCTCGTAGGTCAGCCAAATGGTCAAGATGGATTTGAACTTATCTATCATGAGGCAAATAAGACTATCCCTACAAATTCTAAAGAGGGTGATAGCGGAGTTTCTGTATCTATTGGCGACTATGAGATCAAGATGTATCAGAGTGGTGATACGATAATACCTACAAATGAAAGTGAGGGTTTATTTCCACGAGGAAAGGAAAAGCCAGACTTCACTTGTAATATTGTCGTGTTGTTTAATATCGTCATGGGAGATGTCGAGGTCAAGACTGCACAAGAAGAACTTGCAAGACGTACCATAAAGGAGATTAAAAGACGCTCACAAGATAATAATAACTACTCCTTTAAATCTAATGCAGTAGAGTTCGCAAACAATAACCCAAGCCTTTATATAGGCAAAAAAGTGATTTTTGACGATGGGCAAGGCTATCGCCTTTCTACTCGTGTGCTTAAATTAGTTACAAGGCTTGACTATCCAATTATACAAGAAATTGTTGTAGGAAATCAAGCTGTAAAAGGTACTATTTCTCAGCTAAAAGAGGATGTAAATAATATTCTTTCAGGCAACTTTAATGGTGGTGGTTTAAATAGCGCACAGACAAATGAACTCATAAAAAATTATGTCGATACTCGTTTTCTTCGCAAAACTACTATAGATACCGCACAGCAACAAATTACATTCTTAAAGGGTCTATCTGTTGGTGGCTTTGATAAAGGCTTAAATGAAAACGGAGACTTGAATAGTAGGTATGTTAAAGCTGATTCTGTAAAAAGTGATGATTTTAACGCTGGTGTTTTCGATGGCGCAGGTTTTGGAATGTATAAAGATGTTCACGGAAATAGCTGTGCTGAGGTCGATATTCTAAATGTTAGGAAGAAAGCTACATTTTCTGAGGTTAATGTCAAGAGGTTTGTTTTTACAAGTGGTGATCAAGGTTTTACTTCTGCTGGTGCAAAATTAGCTATCGTAAGACCTGTAAATAACGCTTTTAGATGTTATTTTCTTGCAGACGATGGTGAGAAACGTATTACAAACGATTGGCATGTTGGAGATCAGGCAATGTGTAAAACATTCAATCTTACCTCTCAGACCTCACATGGAGAAGCAAACAGATACTATTGGAGATTAGTTGTCAATAAAGGTGAAGAGACTATAAACGATAAGCTTTATCATTATATAGATTTATCAGATATTCGAGGTAGTTTCACTCTTACAATTAATGGAGATAATTATACTTGTGTCGGTTGCGATACAAGCTTAAATAATGATGTTCCAAAGGCAGAAGACAGTATTATACAGTTAGGCTCTCAAACAGACATAGATAGGCAATTCGCTTATATTATTTACATTTCAGAGGGTAAGCGTGTAGATTATGCAGGTATTAATGATTTTGATTTAAGCAGTCACATTGTTAATCAATTTAGTCCTCGAGGTACAAAGGTTCGCTCAGATAGCTTTGAGTTAGTTTCTTCTTCAAATACAGGCGTTAGTTCTCCTTTGGTGTGCGATAGGGGAGAATGGGTCAGCGGAACAATAGCAGGACATTATGACAGATTCTCTTATAATGGCTCTCTATGGCTTTGTAATGTAGGCAAAGGTACTACTACAACAGAAGCACCGTCTGAGGGCAATACAGCGTGGATTAAGCAGGTTGAAAAGGGTAAAGATGGTCAAAGTATAGCAGGTGCAGATGCAGAGTTTTATCGCATTGTTCCATTTGTGGAAAATGCTATCATTAATATAGAAGGTAAATTAAAAGTTACTTTAAGTTACAATGTTTGTAAAATTAAAGGTTTAAAAACGAGTATTGTAAATACGTCGTCGTCAAGTTATCATTTATCTTATCGTTCTAATCTCGATAATGATTCTGTTAAGAGAAGTTTTACTTTTGGGGTAAGACCTTCTGTAGACTTTACTATTTCTTACGATTTAAAGAAACAAGACGATATAGTCAAAATACCAGACTATTTCATTGTTTCTTTATGGGACGGACGTAGTAATACTCCTATCGAGACAAGAATTGTTCAAGTTTCTTTTAACAAAGCGACTTGGATAAAACAGATTGATAATATTATTTCGATTGGAGCGCAAAATAACGATTCTATTTCTAATCTTACAGTTGCATCAGATCATATAAGTGCGATGATGAAAAGTTTGCGAAGTGGTGTGAAGAATCTTATAAATGGAGAGCTTAAAGGATATACTTTTCATGAGTATGGGTGGGATGTTAAAAAGACACCTGTTGGCGGTTCTTACGATAGTAATATTGTTGCGACCTTAGAGAAAGGTAAGACCTATACTATCACAGTGAAAGGTAATATCAGTCAAGAGTTAAAGTCAGAGGGTCGAGAGCTTGTATTGTTCCTCTTTAGTAGTACTTGGGCATGGTCTAAAAGCGTCAAAATTAACACTACTGAAAAGAGTATTAGTAACTTAACTTTCACGACTGACGAAAAGACATTTCCAGCTGACGGCAGAATATTTATACAAGGACATAATTTCCCTAATAAGAATGGTAGTGTAGCCTCATCGACTTGCGACTGGATTGTCCTTACAGAGGGTTCTGTTCCTGCATCGGAGTATATCTCTAATCAGACTATAAGTGATATTCTTATAATGCTAAAGAATGGAGAAATTACTCTTACAGCAGCTAAGACAAAGGTTGAGGGTTTGCTTTTAGCGGACTATGCTAAATTGGGTAATGCTATCTTCTTAAATGATTATATGTTTTCTCAGTTTGGCGGAGTAGGAGCAGAAGCAAGTAATGGTAACTATCATTTGTTTGATAGTAATAATATTTCTAAATGGCATCCTAATCTTTTGCTTGATTTCCTTAATGGCTCTTTAGATGCTGGGCGAGGAAAATTCCATGTAGATGAAAATGGTGTTAGATGTAACTCAGGTACTTTTGAGAATATTCGAATAACTGGTAATAGTTTGTACGCAGGTATTCTTGCAAAGGAGAAAGTCGTGATCACGAAAGATTCTGTGGGGAAATATTCAGGTGCAACAATTCCAGGTAGTTTCGAGGTTAAGGATAGTAAATTCCTTGATATTTTCAAATTAGAATCTACATGGATTGAGTTTAGTGGTGATTTTAGCCGTTCTAATTCGTTTATACTGCCTTTTTACCATGTCGACTTCTCTCCATCAAAGGGAGCAACTCCAGTTGGTGCTAAGGTCGATTATGCACGCAAAATAGTAGGAAACAAACTTATAGTTTATAACAAAAGTGAGGGTTCGTCTTCTATTTTGTTCAGATCCTTATTTGAAGATGATTCTAATAGAACTTCAACTTTCAGTCTTAGCAAGAATACTTTTGTGGAATTTGAGTGTTGTGTAGGTACTGAAAATGGCTATGAGAGAATATATTGGAAAGTTAATAATAAAGGTTTAATCTTATGATAACAGTAACATCTAAAATTCAAAAAACAGTCCGTTGGGACATGGGTCGCTTCCGTCACATTGTGACTTATTCTGCTGATGACACAAATCCAAAAGCAGTTGTAATAAATAGTTTAGAAGATAAAATCCTTGAGCTTATGTCTTCTGATGTCGTAAAAGCACCAAAGGGAACACTTGTTTACAAAGATGCTCAAATCGTAGCTGAGGACATTTCTATTTGTCCTTGTTTTGAAAGCATCGTAGAAGATTTGAAAAGTATTGTAAATGCTATTGAAAGTGGCACTAATGTAAAGGATAAGCCCTTTCCTGCAACGTAGTAATACTATTGGCAATATTGCACATAACATATTAATTTTAACAACTATGTCTGAAATTTTGATAGGACAATGTGGAAAAGTCCAAGAGGGACAAGTCCACATAAATAAAAAGAGTGATTTTCCATTAACTCTAAAGCTGGTGAAAGACGGCAATTTTATCAAATGGTATGATTGCGATTTTGATATTAAAGCATTTGTCGAAGACGGCTTTACAACCTACACCGCAGGGAGAAGCGAGGGTGTTTTTAACCATTGTAGAGTCGAAGAAGATGGCACTTTAACGCTATTCTTTGATAATCACAAATTACCTATTGGTGAGCTACAAATTGAGGTTATTTTTCATCACCCAGATAGTGATTACGGAACTGACGGAGTGCGCCAAGAAGCGTTCACAGTTGCAAGTAATATTTTGCTTGTGAACGATAACGGTAATGCGCTTTCTTTGTCTATTCCCGAGCCAAAAGTAGTAGAAAAAGAGGTTGAAAAGGTAGTAGAGGTTGAGGTGTCACGCAAAGAAAATGTAAATGTTTTCAACGTGTTAGGATTTGACGGATTTGTTGAGAGTGCAAGTAATTTAGAAGCTGAAACAGCAACTGCTAATTATACTATTTTATTCGATAAGCAAAATAAGCGATTTGTAGCTCTCCACGAGGGTAGTTATTCTGCAAATTGGCACATCGAAAGCCTCGATAGAACAGATGAAATCTACCAAACGCAAGGCGAAAGCGTACAACCTTACGCCAATAAAATATACATTGACAAAACCGATGGCGTTATGTATTATTGGAATGGAAATAACCTATCTCCACTAAAGGTGAAACCAAAAGATAATGAGGAAGATTTCACAAATGAAATCACCAAAATTAAAGAGCGTTTGACCACCTTAGAGAGTGGTAAAGAAAATGATGCAACTCACTTCACTGAGGAGCTAAACGAAGCGAAGAAAAGCTTAGAGACTCTTATAACCTCAAAGAACGGAGAAACAAAAAGACTTGTAACAGCTTTACAGGAACGTATAAATACAATAGTAGGCGCAAACGCAAATGAGGCTATTGAAAATTTTAATGAGGTTATAAAGTTCTTGGGGGGTGTTAAAGATAACGACACCTTAAACGCTTTATTAGCGAAGATAAACGAGCGCTTGAACACATTAGAAACAACAAAGGTTACAACATTAGAAAATAGTGTAAGCTCTTTGCGTGATGATTTAACAAGCGAAACGACTAACAGAACGCAAAGGGTTAGCGGTTTAGATAGCAAGCTAACAGCTTTGCAAGGAACGTTAACAGAGGAAACAAGCACAAGAGAAACGGCAGTAAGAGAAATTACCAATCGATTAAACACAGAGGTAAGCAACAGAACGCAAGCCCTTAGCGGTGTTAACGGCACTATTGAAACATTAAGAAATAGTATCACTACAGAAGCGAGCGCAAGAGAGAATGCCGTTAATACGATCAATACAGCAATAACAGAGCTTAAAAATAAAAAGGTAATAGCCGAAGAGGTAACGACAACGGCAAACGGAGATACAAAAGAGCTTACTCTACAAGCTGGTAAAGTATATGCTTTATTTGAAAACGTGGATAAGTTAAGAATTAAAGCAATAGCACCGCCCGAGAATGCAAAAGAAGTAGCAGAAGTGATGCTCTATTTTCACACGGGGCAAAACAGCGGTAGCGGTGTTGTGACTCGTAGTGCTGACGCTCCTATGATTAGCTTTGATGGTGTTATCCTACCTAAAGATGTAGCGATAGAGAATAACATGTTTTATGAGGTTAGTTTTAAGTACAATCCGATAGCACGTAAATATACGGCTTTGGTTGCAAGTTGGAATATAGCTTAACAAAGGAGGTACGAGCATGAGTAGAAGACGATACATGGGTGAAACTTACGGCTTACTGCCTACTGGTATAAACAATTTAAGAACTTGGAAAAGTTGGAGAAACGACACGCTTTTAGACATTACCTATAGCGATAATAAAACTGATGTGATTTTTAAGCGTATTCTTGGGAGCAGGGATTGCTTATACAAAGAAATTCGTGTTAAGCCTGGTAAATTATACAAGTTGGTATTTTCCTATGAGGTTAGAAAAAGCTATGAGCTTAGATTGTCGGATAATTGGTTTGGCTTAGGTATATTTAAGGACTTACAAGAAGCATGGGGTGGTGTAAGAGGAAATAAATCAGGTGCAGAAGCTTATTGCTCTTTTGGGCTTTCTCCAGAGCAAAGAACGGCTACTCTTTACTTTATACCTAAAACGGAGAGCGTTATTTTTTATTTAGGGTTACTCAACGTGAAAGATAACGGGGCGCAATTTGTTATTGGCGATTTTTCGATGATAGAAGAAGAGTTGCCCACAATAATAGAAGACGAAGCACATCGTGATGTGCGCATTATCACAAGCGGTGTGAGTGGTACTCTTGAGGTTACGCACACAGATAACAGAAAAGAGAATATCACGCTACCAGTGGGTTTAAATACGATTAGTTTACCAGCGGAAGTGCAAAAGATAAGTTTTGCAGGTGCGAGAAATTCTGATGAAAAGAACGCTATTCTATGGGCGGACTTAGGGAATGTGAAAATTAAAGACGTAAGTAAAATATTCTCTGAATGTTACCATTTGTATGTGTGTTATGGAATAAACCTAACGGCAGGCAGTTATATAGCTTATACTTTTTCAAATTGTGAAAGCTTAGAATTTATAGGTAAGTTAGATTTTATAAATATAACAGGTGTTACTTGGGTAAGCTTTATGTGTAGAAAGTTAAAATCGATGCGCATACAAAATTTAGGTGCAAAGCTAAAAATGTTAGATTTAGAACCATGCGAAAAGTTAAGTATGGAGAGTATGGAATATATGGTAGATAATAGTGCCGTTCCTCTTGGTGGACAATGTGATGTTATATTAAATGAAAGATTATTAAGCCGTATACCCGAAGAATTAAAGAACAAGGCAAAAGATAGAAGAGTAATTTTAAGAAAAAGATAAAAGATATGTGGTATAAAGAAATAAACAGCGTAAAGGTTTACGCAACAGACAGAGTGATGATAGGTGATGAAGTAGTATTCAACCCCACCGATGAGCAGTTAGCAGAAGCAGGCTTTATTAAAGAAGTACCAAAGGAGAAAACCAAAGAGGAACTACTCACAGAAGCAAAAGAAATGAAGCTTGTAGAGATTGAAGCCTACGATAAAAGCGATGCGGTGAATTCTTTTTCTCTAAATGGTATGCCCCTATGGCTATCACAAGAGGTTAGAATTAGCGTAATGAATAGTACTAACGTAAGGAAGCAATTAGGACTAACAGATACAACGCTATGGCTTAATGGTATGAAGTTAGTGCTACCATGTGATTTAGTGTTAGGGCTATTAGCTAAAATAGAGAATTATGCTTTACTTGCTTTTGATACAACAGAGGAACACAAAGCAAATGTAAGACGTTTAACAACCATTGAGGAAGTAGAGCAATACGATTATAAGAAAGGCTACCCAGAGCTTTTGAAAATAGTGTTACCTCATTAAAGACTAAAAGAATATGAAAGTAGTAGCGATAATTAGTTTTATTCTTATGGTGGTGTATCTTTTATACTGTGCAATACGATACGGAGTAAAAGGATATGTAAGCGACAACTACTATATAGCAAAAGAAAAGTGGTTGTTTAGTGCCATGATGATGAGTACAGCCGTTGTGTTATGTCCGTTGATGATTGCCAAAGGGGGTAACACTTGGGGCTTTTTAGGTGCGCTTGCAGGCTTCGGTTTGTTGTTAGTGGGGGTAGAGCCGCATTACAAAAACTTTGGCGGTTTAGCGCATAATATAGGGGCTTACATGTCGGCAGTGAGTAGCATTGTGTTTAGTCTTGTATTTAAGCCGCTTTGGTTGGTACAGGCGTTGCTCGCAATGGCTGTATTGGTTATAATATTTGGTAGAAAGCATTTGTTTTATATAGGTGAAGTAACATTATTTACGCTTATATACTTGGTGCTAATATTTGCGTGAAAGGAGGATATCAGAAGATGAACGAAGTAAAAACTTTTATAATAGATTCTTTACAAAATTTATGATATGATATTTTACGACAAAAAACGTTATCGGAGCTGGTTGGCTAATTGGTAATCGAGATAACAATTGGAGATAAAAAATAATTATAAGTTTAATCAAAAAAAAGAAAGGAAAAACAAATGAAAGTAAATGAATTAATCAAGTATGTTTTAGTGCTATTTATTGCGCTATTAGTAGGATTTGGAACAGCTCTCACCGCTAAAGGAGAGGCGGCAGCGGAAAACGGCTGGGCGGTCGCTTTGATTTGCGCAGCGTGCATCTTTACTCTTGCGGAGGTGGTTAGCAAAACTATGGAGCAACGTCCGTTCAAGTGGAAAGGCGTGCTGGTGGGAGTTGTGGCAACGATGATAACCTATTTTATTAGCTACACACTATTATTATGTTAACAGATTGGATAGCTGAAAAGATACCACACGATAAACTCTTACACTTTACATTCTGTTTAGTGATAGTTAGGGTATTTAGTATTGTTGCAGGTGGGGTAAATTTACCCTATCCTGCACTATTTAAAGGTCTGTTTTGTTTAGCTGTTTTTTTTGCTGGCGTTGCGAAAGAGTGTTTTGACGCTGGGAGAGGTGAAAAGTTTGACAAGTATGACATTTTAGCAAATACTCTTGGTTTACTTTTTGGTGTAATTTAATTTATAGGAGGATGATTTTATGAATGAGATAAAGGTATTTTTTGTAGCTGTGATTAGTGCGATATTTTCGCTTCTTTCGCCTATAAAAGATTATTTTCACGCAATGATAGTTGTCTTTGTGATAAACTTTTTATGCGGTTTGATTGCCGATTATCGAAGTGGGGGCAAATGGTCGATGAAAAAAGCAATGGTATTTTTCTACCATATATTAGTCTTTTCTCTCCTTGCTTCTTCTATCTTCGTAATTGGTCACTTTATGCACAACAGGGAGGAGGCTTTATTCTGTGTAAAAACGCTTTGTTTTATCGCTCTTTGGTTTTATTCAATTAATATTCTTAAGAACTTGCGAATAATGCTTATAGATAAGACGCCAATGTGGAATTTAGTTAACTTCTTATATTTTATTGTGAGCTTAAAAATGGTAAATAAAATACCTTTTTTAAATGACTATTTAATTACAAATAAAGCTCTTGAAGAGGAAATAACAAAGCCTATTTTTGAAAATAATACAGGAGGTGGAAGCAATGGAACTAATAGTTAAAAGAATAGCACGCAAAGATGAATATACCATTGGTAAATTATACGTTAATGGAGTTTATTTTTGCGACACACTGGAAGATACTGATAGAGGTCTTTCAGATTCTATGCAAGTAAACGAGGTGCTTGCTAAGAAACGAAAAGGAATAACAGCGATACCGACTGGTAAATACGATGTCATTTTGACGTTCTCCCCAAAGTTTAAACGAGTACTTCCTTTACTCTTAAATGTGAAGTGTTACGAGGGCGCGAGAATACATCATGGGAACACCCAAGCCTCGACGGAGGGATGTTTGTTGGTTGGCGAAAACAAAGTAAAGGGGCAAGTGATTAATAGTCGTGCTACACTTGAAAGACTTATGAGTTTGCTTCTTGAATGTGAGAAACGTAAGGAGAAAATGTCTATAATTATTGAATAGCTTATGAAAAAGTTCTTATATATAATAGGTGTAATTGCTTTATTACTTATTGCTTTTTACTGCTTTGCGTTGTTGAAAAACGATAATAGCGAGGAGGTAAAAACAAAAGTGGTTGAGCGTGTAAAGGTAGACACGCTTAAAATCTTTGACACGATAAGAATAAGCAAGCCTATTTTAGTGAGGGCTACAACGCTAAGAAAAGACACGATATATCTGACTAAAGATGTATATGTCGATAGCTCCAAAGCTGTGATACCAATAGAACAAAAGGTATATAGTGATAGCAGTTATACAGCGTTTGTCAGCGGTTATAACGCAAACTTGGATAGCATTTACATCCGCTCACCGACTACAATTATAAATCGAGAGATTGAGAGAGTTATAACGCAGACACACGTTAAACGATTTAATGTAGGTGTTATAGGCGGTGTCGGCTATGGCTTCACATCGAAAAAACTTGAGCCGTTTGTCGGTTTGGGCTTAAGCTATAATATAAGATAGAAAAGTAAAAGGAAATAAAGGGCGTGCAATTTGCATACCCTTTATTTTTTTTGTTATAAGTCCCTCTTTGTTTGTGTTTTTTTATAATTATATTACTTATAACAACAAGTACCCACAAAGGCAATTATTTATGGTTCTTGAATATTATTTTTATTTGTATATTCTATTATCTTTCGTATAGCGTCGTCTGCATGCTTTTTCATTATACGAATATAATTATATATAGGTCTATTTTGTTTCATTGATTGTCCTATGGTATATTCAAGGACTTCCAATGATATACCAAGTTCAAAACCATACTGAACAAAAGATTTTCGAGCAGAATAATAGCATAGTCTTTTTATTCCTATTTCTTTACCTATCTTATTTAAAGTGCGTGCTATATATCTATTAAAGTTTTTGTATGTGAAAGAATATCCGAATTGGAGTTCTCCACTTTCAGATTTATACTTGTCTATAATTGCTTTAGCCTCTGTTGGTATTGTTAGTTCTATTCTTTTGTCACCTCTCTTTGTATTCTTTGTTTTTGTTCTCACGTATTCTATCTCATTGTTTTTTAGGAATGTTATAGAGAGCAGGTCCACGAGATTAATACCGCCAAGATAGAAGCTGAGAAACCAAAGGTCTTTTGCTATTCTTTCTATCTTGCTTTGCGGGGTGTATGCTTTTAGCTTTTTAAATTGTTCTATTGATAGGTCAAGCTCTCGCTCTAATGATTGTGGTATTTTGCAGTCTTGAAAAGGAGGAATATCTTGCTTTACAAAATATCTCTTTCTTGCTATGTTTGTAAGAACACGAAGCCTCACCAGATACATTCCAGTTGTCGTTTGATTTAGGTTTTTCTTATTCCTTAGAAACCTCTCAAAGTTACTTATCGTTGTAGGAGTGATTGTGTTTGCTGGAATGTCTCCTTTTGAAAATTCAATGAAGTACTTACCGCATCGTTCAATAAGCTCTGCATAGCCATTTCTTTTATCCTCTCTGAGTTCTTCTACATATTTATTACATATATCATTTATATATATGTTTTCGTTCCTCTCAGAGAAATTTAAGATGTTATTTTTAAGCTCCTTTGCAGATAGCGACGACACGTTATATAATTCATCTAAGACACTTTGATATTTATTTAAAAGGTTGCGTAACTGCATATTGATTATTTCAGCGTCAAACCTTTTAACTACACGTCCGTTTTTAAATTGTGAAATATCATCTATTATATAAGGTGTAATTATATAAGATGTTTCATGTCGATGTCTTACAGCAATTCTGATTTTGTGCTTTCCATTTGCAAGCTGTTTTGCTTTGAAAATGGTGAGTGAAAGTGTTGGCATTTGTATATGAGTTAAATTAAAGGATACTCAAAAGATACGCAGTTTGCGTCAAATTTGAGAAAATAAGCTCTTTTTTTTAACTGATATATTTTGATTTGTTTTCTCTTAAAGTGCGATTACAACTGGTTTTCTGCTCTTTAAGACTTGTGATCCGTTTGGGGCTCGAACCCA